GGGGTGGACATTGGTGATCCCATTGGGGGAGCAGAAGTATCGGAAATATTACCAGCGCCTTCTGGAGCTGGCGGAATACCAGCAGGTGTAGCCCCATCTTTTTGGGACTTAATCATTTGCATTAGTTGGTCTGACGGTACGCCCATACATTTTCCTATGAATTTACGCTTACTGTAATCTTAAACTATTAAAAGTCAAGTGGGGGGTATTATTTTTGATTCCCTCCCCCCAAGGGAGGTTTATTCGGTCAAGCCCGAAATAATCCTGTTAGGGATTACTTACGACCTTTACGACCTTTACGCTTAGAACGTGCCATGTTAATGACTCCTCTTAGAGCGGTCACCTATTTCAAAGGGAAGGCAGCCACACCCTTTTCTCCCGTGAAGGAAAACTATTAACGGCGTGATTTACGTGATTTTTTATGGCTCTTACGCATTTTAATCTCCAATTAAGCTATCCCCTAACTGAACGACCTAGATCCCTAGTTTTAGATGATCTATCAAAACTTTTTACACCTTGTACACGATACTGCAAATTTGTTGGCTTCGCATCTCTTTTCAAAGATTCAGTAGTTACCCTTGGTTGATCCGCTTTAGGTGCTACGCTTGATCTTGCCATTATCCGACCTCTGGTTCTTTCTTTCCTTTGAGCGCAGGAGCTTGTTGTTTAGGTTGCGATGCTTCCATTTTCTCTCTGCGTTTTAGTTTATCTTTAAGCAATTGTTTCATTGGTGGTTCTGTTAAGTCAAGCAATGATTCAGCATCAATTGCTTTGGCTTTAAACAGATTAAACGCTAATTGTTTTAAATCTTCTGTAAATATTGGGCTATTTGAGTGAGCATCTACTTTGACTACGTAATCTTTAGTAAATTGCTCGGCAATAAAGGCTTTACCATCTTCATCTTTAAAGTGAGTGTCATCATATGCTTGCAATAGTTTGAGATATAAGGTTGCTACCTTTTCCAAACTATCTTCCACAATCAAAGCCCGTTTTTTTGCTCTTGAACTACCAAGACGAGCTAATTGGCTGGCATGACCTTGGCTTCTTACGCCTGATTCACCTTTACCACTTAATACGTTGCTAATACCTGATACTTCAGCAAACATATTGTCAATTTCATGGATTACTTCAAATAGATCAGGTGGCATTTCAGGTGCAAGACGATCTACTTTACCGCCAGGCATATCTGAAGCAATCAACGATCCAGCACGTTGCATAGCAAAGTATTTTTCATCCGTAATACCGCTAAAGCCACTAAACGCTGTTGGTGGTGCTACTTGTTTAGATAACAAGTCCAATATTTCTACCATGCGAGTATTGCGTAACTCTTGTAACAAAATCAACTGCTGCGCTTCTGAAGCACCCCAGTAGTAATCAGGCAATGGGTTAGGGGTAATCTGTACAAAAGGACACTCGCCTTTTAGGAACAGGCTTGAACCAGGTCTGTCATAAACAATAATGTCAGGAGCAGCCATTGTGACTACTTGATAGTCCTCAGTGTCATCATTCCACACCCACAACTCAGTCATTTCAACTGTATCTTCAGCTACTTGCGCTTTGTAACGATTCATTCCATACAAATCTAGGTTAATGTTTCCGTAGATTGTTGGATTGGTCTGACTCATCACAATTCGGTTAACTGCATCGGGAATTTCTGAGTCAGACGTTTTTGTGCCTGAAGTAATACGTGAAACAATCTGCTCACGCTTTGGATGGGAATACAGACGGGCGTATAGCTCCGACTTAGTAATGTAGTAAGTTTGTGTAATAGCTTCTTGCCTGTCTGTATATGGGGTATCCTCACGCAACACGCCAATAGATGACGGTTCAATCATGTAAGGATGAATACCTTTGTTGTACACCAGCTTAATAAAGGTGGTGTTGTACACAAGCGCCCATGTCAGTGCAGTAGAAAACACTTGATCTGCATTAGAGTTAAGCCACTCATCATTGAGGGCTTGGGTTAATGTTGGTGCTTTGTGATGTTCGGCTGGATGCACCGATGCGCCTAGCGCAATAGAAAACCTAGTGGTTTCCGCTGAATATAAAAATGAAGTTAACTGATCTAAGTGCGGATGAATTTTATTAAAGTACGCTGGCGGTTGTTCTGGACCAGCGCCAAATAAATAATATGCTCTTAGTGTTGTGTAATCACCTTTCCTAGATTCTTTGGACACCATACATTTGTTGATGATGTCCAAATATAGTTCTTCTCTAGCTTCGGGTGATGACGGTATTTTCATTTTTTAATTTTCAGGTTATCTGGATCTGGCATATAACTTGCTGTTCTAGGTCCTGAGTTTATACCAGCCTGTTGTGGTGTCAAGCCTACTTGCTCGCCCATCACCGACTTGCCAAACCTACCAGCAAGAATGGATTGCATATTCATACCGTTTTGTCCACCGCCCCAGACCGCTGCATCGCCTGGGCGACTTTCTTTTGGCGCTTCTTGAGTGGGAACTGGTTTAATTTTGTCTTTGTTTCCTCTTTTACGAGTGGCATATTTTTCTGCGTCTGCGTAATCTTTTTCTTTGAACTTGTTTTTACGGGTAAGGTAACCTGCTTGGTTTTCGCCTTCACGGGTGCTTTTGATGTCGGACATATCAAACTCGATTGCAAGTTGTTTTGTGGACTTATCTGTGAACTTGGTTTTTTGGCTGATAAGGTTAGGAGCTTGCAAAAATACGACCATAACTTCTTCATTACATCCTTTCATGGGGCATTTAGCCTCCCTAGATTCAAAATATCCGTGCTTTGCACAGTGAAAATCATTTACAACTGACATTGTTATCTCCCCTTCAATTGTTCGTCAAGTGTTAAAACAGAATAATCAGACCTATTGGTAATACCTACCTTAATCTTAATCTCTCCATTAACTAAGTGCAATCCCGTAGTTTTTTTCAATACAGGCTTAGGTTCTTTGCGATATTGGACAAATCTTGATGTATTTCGGTTTTGCATGATGGCTACTTCACCATTTACCCACTCTTTGTAGGCTTTACTGATCCTTCTTTGCATATATTCGGTCAATGGCTCTGACTCATCTAAAAAAACATCCCGTATATGCGCTTCTGATACCCCAGCTAAGTCAGCAAACAAATGGATAGATATTCCACGATCCTTGTCTTGCAAAAATCGTTTGATAATCCGTTTAAGTTCCATTTTTGGTATTGCAGACCTCATTTACCGTAAACTCCAATTCTTTTTAAATAATCGCTTACATTTCTACCTACGGTAAGCTGCTCTGGCGTAAAGTCATCTTGCATCCTTGACATGGGGCGAGTAAGCCTAGCGGTAATCAATCTTGGCTGCACTTGTTCTGCATAAGCAGCGCAAGCTAGGGCGGTAGCAATTACCCTATCGTCTTTATTGCGCCCTGAAGCCTCAATTGAGCTGCCATCACGGATAGTGGTTTTCATTTCTTCAATGGTATCCATATCCCAAATGTCCATCATTCCACGCTCAAAGTAATCTTTCATGTAGGTCAGCATCCGTTCTTTGGTTGCTGCGGTGGTCATCCAGCCAATAGAGTTTGACACCCCACCAAGGGTATCGTTCCTACGCCAAATGTAGTTTTGCATATTGCCGTACACGTCAAGCAAGTCTTTGCCTAGGGCTGTACCCATTGAGGCAGCTTGGCGTTTAAGATTACGCAATTCATTGATGACCGCCTGACCTGGACCATTGATTTCCAAGTTTAATGTGGAGTTTTTGTATGCTCCCGCTAGGTGGGCAATAATCCAAGCAAACTGATACGTGTTTAGTTCAGACGTTGCAAATGAAGCCACCTGCTCAAGTCCGTCTGCATAGCATCGAAATACTTGAATACAGAATCTGTCTGCCCAGTCTGAAGATCCGTAAGCAGGATCAGCACCGATAACATAATAAGCAGTGTCCACAGGTTCTTCCCAAACTTTGAGAGTGGCAAGGCGTTCAGTCGATTTAAGAACTTCCGTATCTTGGAAATTAGCCCCAAAACTATAGCGGTAAGAGTCATAAGAAACCTTTTTCAGTTTTTTAACGGCATCCGTACACCTTGCGTTAGAAAAGAAAGATGTACCTGTCATCACAAAGGCGTAGTCCTCAGTAGGCGGAAATTCTTGATACATGAGGCTATCGTCTTTGATACCTTCGTACAGTTTCCAGCGCCACCAAGCAATTTGACGAGAATTGATCTCAAAGTTGTACAACTTCTTAATATCCTTGACCCATTCCTTTTCCTCGCCCGTTAGCTTGCCATCCCAATACACTTCATAGGTTTTGCTTTTAGGATCGAGCATATACAGCTCATTACGCCACCAGCCACAAAAAATGGCACGTTGAGTACGGGCTTTTTTAGCTGTCACGTACATTTCGTGAAACATATTAAAGCCCCGTGCCGTTGATTCAAATGTGTACAGGCGGTCAGGGTTGGTTTCCGCTAGGGAGGCTAAGAGGGATGCAAGTCCTTCCTCATCACCCCAGGATGATGTTTCCGTTCCATGTAGGTATGTAATAGCCTTGCCACGACCCAAACTTCCTTTCGCTCTAAGCCCAGCGACTTGATAAAAGAGTCGGCTGCGGTTTTTGAGGGAAAGCTGATTTCTGTTGTGAGCAAGGAGCGGGATTTT